GACCTAAGATGTGGGAACCTCCAAAGACTTTACTTACATTACCCATTCTGGTTTTCTCCCTGAACGAGGTATGCTTTGCTCCATGTCTTTGTTGTCCCATATCTATTGCCCAATCAACTTCTTTATCTGTAAAGTTAATTAATGTGTTGTTGCCCATGTCTCACCTACCTTAAACTCACTGTCTAGAGGACACTTCATTTCTAATTCCTGTGCTGTCATTTTCATAGCATCTCCTGTTAGTTGTCCAAATCTTTCTGCGTCTTTCTTTGACACTTCAAATTGATATTCGTCATGTATGGATGCAACAAGTTTAGCATCTAAGCCTAGTTTATTAATACCATCTAGGATACGCAACAACCAATCCTTACATATAATAGCTCCTGCTCCTTGGATCAAGGTATTCAATGAGCTATGTGGTGATCTTGTGTGGTGGTATCTACCATCCAGACCTTTGATCTTGCCTTTCATTGATGCTTCCTGTACCTGATTACGAAGAAGTTTTAGTGTGGGTAAGTTGGAAAGGTATGTATCAATAAGTTTTTTACCTGTACCAGCACTTCCTCCAATGATTGATCCTATCTTGGCTGGCCCTGCACCATAAAGTAATGCATAGATAAATGTCTTTGCACTAGCCCTGTCTGGTAGACCAGCCATCTTTTGGTTTGCTGTATGAATATCTCCTTCAAGTATTTCCTTAACAAAGGAATCGTTATTCATATAGTGAGCTAAAGCTCTAAGCTCTAACCCAGAAGCATCAGTACCTACAAGTGTGTGGGTATCTTTATTAGAGACAGTCCAACAATTTCTACACTCTTCCCCGTAGGGAGAATAAGAAGCTGGTACTTGAGCCATGTTAGGGGCGTAGTGTGCCATCCTACCCGTCACAGTTTTTAAAGTTAGAACTCTACCATGAACCCTGCCATCTTCACCTGCCGCCTCTATCCAAGACTTGATCTGACTAGACCTCTTTTGTAAAAGTAAATATCTTGTTATAGCTTTAGCTTCTGGCATATCTATTTTTTCTAAAACAGATTCGTCAACAATTATATTTCCTTTTTCTGTTTTATGTTTAGGATTCCATCCTTTAGCCATCAGCCTTTCAGCAATTTGTTTTCTTGAAGCAGGGTTAAAAACCTCTACATGATCAGACAATCTCTTACCAGATGTTTTGTGATGTCTAATAGTTACTATAGGTTCAAAAATTTCTTGAAGTTCTCTTTGTATTTGATCTGACTCGTCCTCAAATTTACCCTGCAAAGTCATTGCGTAAGGCATGTCTAAAGCAAAGCCATTACTTTCTTGAACATCAATAGCAGCCCTGATTGCGTGTTCTAATTTTACAGAGCGAGAAGAAAAGTTTCTTCCTTCAGCTTCTAATTGTTTGTACAATTTATATGTTATGTTTATATCCTGCTTACAGTAATCTAGCATCGCCTCAGTAAACTGAGAAAAATCATTTATCTCTTCTTTAGGTAAAGAAAGTTTATCACCCCACTCTTTTAGAGAATGTCCACCCTCTCTCGTGGGATTATAAAGTTGAGATAAAATAAGAGTATCTGTAACAGAATTTAAATTAATTGTTTTTCCTATAAGCTTGTTGACAACTGGAGCATCAAAAGAAATACCGTTATGCATTATAAATTTCTGAACTTGTTTGGCCCATACAGGAAAAGCTGTATAGCATTCAGCCTGTTTGAATACATAGCTTTGTCCTGTATCTATATCTGCGGCTACAATACAATGCACAGTAGTTGCTTCTTTAATTAGTCCATTTGTTTCTATGTCAACTATGCACCTCATCGCTGTCTCCTTCAAAAGGATTAGATATTTCTGACATTCTACCACTTTCCTTATCATAAAACAAGTAGGTAGCTATACCTGTCTCTCCTGTATATCTATTTTTCAATATCCTTATGGTTGTAGTGTTCGCTTCTGTTGGGTCTTCAGACTGTTGGTTACGTTCTAAGGCTATAACAGCATCAGACAGTTGAGCTATGCTCTGTGATCCTCTAAGGTGGGCTAAAGATACTTCTCTTCCTTCCTCATGTCCTCTATCAGAAGATGTCCTTCTGAGGTGAGACACAACAAGCAGAGAAATATTACACTCCTCGACGATCTTTCTTAAGTTAGTCATCAAGTTATCTATGTTACGTCTTTCATCCCCGTCCTGCTGTCCAGAAATAACCATTGATATATGGTCAAGAACTACCCACTTACAGTCCAGTGCATTAGACATAAACCTGACAAGCCCAAGGATATCTTCATTAGACATAGAACCAAAGTGATCGAAGGCTACAAACCTATTCGTTCCAATGGTATTATTCTCCCACTCCTTTAGCTGTTCTAATGAAAATGTATCTCTGATTTCCTTAATGTATAATCTTTGGTTAGCCTCTACGGACATGATATTAAATGCAGTATTCTTTATGCTTTCCTCTAAAGCAAATATCCCTATGTTATCCTCTGTATTTTTCATAATGTGATACATTAACTCTCTGAGTACACTACTCTTACCCATCCCAGTACCACTGGTAAAGGTAACAAGCTCACCAGTTCTTATCCCATAGATTTTCTCATTAAGTCCAGTCCAAGGATAGCTCACAGTTTCACAATAATTTTCTTCATATAAAGAAGAACCAAGAGTTCCTAGATTTATAAGACCAGCAGGAGTATAAGGTGTAGCATTCCACCATAGCTGAATGAACTCTTCCCTTTGTCCAGCCTTTAGATAATCACTTGCATCTTTAAAAGATTTAAGATTTACAATCTTACATTTATGTGGCTCGAAAATAGCTGCAACTTTATTGGCTGCAGTTCTTCCTGCCAGATCATTATCAAAACATAATACAATATTATCAAAAGAATTTAAATACTTAAAGTTTTTCTTACAGTCTGCTAATGCTGAAGAAGCAGACTTAACTGAAACACAAGGCCATTTAGAACCAAATATTTGGTAACATGCCAATGCGTCTAGCTCTCCCTCTGTAACAGTAATATACTTTCCTGTTGGATCAAACTTGTTCTGACCAAACAGAACACCATCACTTATATTACCTTCTGATCTAAATTCTTTTGTTGCTACTACCCTAGTTTTATTTCCTACATGATGTCCTTCAGCATTATAATAAGGATATATATGTTTTGTAACAGCCTCATTAGTTAGCTCAACTGTAACTCCGTAAGACTTACAAGTAGATAAAGTTAATCGCCTATCAGGAATTTCAGATAGAATTCCCTTAGATAAAATGTTTGTATATACTCCCTGTATGGGAGCCTTCTTTACAGTGTCTGGCATTTCGTCACCTTCCTCATTAGAAATAAATGTTTCACAGACAAAACAATACTGATGACCATCATCATATAAACCATTACCATCAGATGATCCGCAATTTTCACAAGCAACGTGTTTAATAAATTGACTAGTCATACTCCTCTCCTATTTTTATTAGTCCCTGTAGAGTTCGTAAGAACTCTCTCTACAGGAACTAATAAGTACACCTGATCGGGGTCATATCCTAAGTGTTGCACAAGTTTTCTTCTATCATTTAAAAAGTCTTCTGCTTTTCTTTTTGAATTAAATCTCCAACTTGCTGTTTGATTTTTATTCTTTAGACGCACCATCCATCTATCCATCCTCATTCTCCCATGCCTCATTTTGAATATTCTCTACAAAAGACATTTTATCTGCCATAACTTCATTAGCTTCTTCACTAGCATACTTCTTTGCTTCCTTAATTGAATAGCCTTCTTCTAAATATTCTTTAATGAGTTGACGCACAATAACTTTTCTATCTTTATCCCAAAGATTTTTAGACATCCTATTTACTCCTGTAAAATATATGGGTTCCTATTTTCTCTACCCTATCTACATAAGAAATCCAGTAGGGTCGCATATAAGATGCGTGATAGTATAAAACATTTTCCATCCTGTCTATTCTAGCACCAGCTAGGGAAAGGATTGCTATGTTTTTAGCTTGTTCTAAAGCAGTCTTGTCTTTCATTTTCTCTGACTTACCATCACACCAATAAGAAAATTGGCACTTGTTTCTGACTGGATTACCTTTCCAGTAACGTCCTTCATGCACCACGTCACATACTGTGTTAGGAAATTTAACATGCCGAACTCTGTTCAGTATAACATTAGCTACTGCTAGTTGTCCAATAAAATTCTCACCCCTAGCCTCAAAATAAATAGCCTCTGTTAAACAAGTGATCTGTTTTTGGAGGGTTAGCATGCCAGCTTTAGCAGACATACACAAAAAAAGGGGAGCCATAAAGACTCCCCATAGTAAATACTTTTTCATTAGACATGCTCTAGCATAGCTTTAAAGTGATAAGAATTAAGCCATGCTCCAACTCTTTCTTGTCTCTTTAACAAAGTTCCTGCATCACCTGCCTTGGAAACAGGGAAACGGGGTGAGTTATGGGAAGCATAGGCACTCATTGCAGAGGTCAAAGCAAAGACAGTCTGGCCTCTGGTTTTTACCTCTTCAGCAAACTGGCGATACAGTCTGTCAGAGAGTGTATGTTTCTTCTTCTTTTGCATTGGAGATTTTGTAAGATTTTCCAACAGCTTCCTAACTCTTGGTGCAGAGATAAACGTGTCAGCCCATTTCTGATACTTCTCTACCTGTTGCTTATGGGTCACTAATGTCTTATCAAAAGCATCTAGGAAACCTTCTGTATTGAAGTTCTTTGTATGCCTTTTCTTTGTAATGTCATATGATCCAGAGATCATTCCATTAGTGCAGAAGGTATCAATATCCCCACTGTACAACATGACCGAGCCACTTCCATCAAAGGTATTCTTAAGAATATATCTAAGATTAAACTTTGTTTTGTGTCCACTCTTTGCTGTAATCTCCTGAGAAATATCTGGGAAGGTATACTCTGACCAGCATACCGCACCATCTTTAAGGATTGTATCCTTAATTTTTATTCCTTTTAGAACTGTGGGATCAAAGTAATTTACCATCTGCTCCTGTAAAGGTAGAAGAATTTCTTTATTCTCTACAACTCTGTAATTTTCGTTGACGACAGACAGATATTTCTTTGAAAGGTTTTCACGATACTCATCCTTTGAAGTCCATGTCGTAAGCATCTTTTTCTTAGATGCTTCTAGACCACTAAAAAGTCCACGAACAGGTTCTGAAAATACTGGGAAAAATATATTTCTATCTTTGGTAGATGTTAAATGTTCTAGCATAAGTTTCTTCCTTTAGTTAATAACTATTTCAGTTTTAAATGCTTCATCTTCTTCTAATGTTTCCTGTATTTGTTTTATCTCTTCATATATACTCCTCCATATGAGTTCCTGTTCCATAGAATTAAATGGTATTTGTTCAATACCTCTTTGGACTGCTTTTAATCTAAATACTATTTCTTCTATCTCAGTAACAGCCATTAGCTGTTCATCTTACCTCCCTCAATTGAACCAAAGTCAGTTAAAAACTGATGATTATTTATTATATCATCTAGTTTTATTCTGATTGCTTTATGTACATCATAAGGCTCTTTCATATAAGAAAATTCACCACTCCCTATATTAGTTGCTGCAGTTTCTTTCTCACCTGTAAGAATTTCATTGCGTAATTCTTTAAGTTTATCTAGTAAACTCTCCTGCTTACGTTGCTCTATTGCATCCCCTAAATCTATTTGATAATTATAAAGCCAATTATTTACTTCTGATAAATCATGAATAGCCTGAGAGTTAGGTACTTTTTTTAATTTATTAATAAACTTAAAGATTAAATCTTCTAAACTAAAAACGTCTAATCTATCTATTAGTATCTGCCTGTGCTTCTTTTTTTCATTATTGTTCTCTTCTTTAGTGGTGTCTGTATGTATATATAACCCATCGTTCATTAACATTAGTTCCATTTACTTTCTCCTAGAAAGTTTAGCACAGTTAGGATCACGAACACTTTCTATGACCCATACATAGTGATCATAACACCAGTTACGCTTACCTGTAAAGGGATTTATTTGTTTTATTTCTTCTAAAGAGGATAAAGAAGACAGGGATTTCTCAACCCACTTAACTCTTTTATTATCTACTTCTCTTGTTACATACTCTATTCTTGGGGAATGTGTTGGTTTAATTACTGGCATAGCCTTCTCCTATTCGTAATAAAGTTTCATTCCGTTTTTAATAACAGCCTTACCAAGTTTAATATCTCTTTTATATTTTCTTTTAGCAACAAGTCTATCTTTTAACATACACAGGGAAGGAAATAGTATCCATCCTATTCTATTTAACTTGTTAAAGTTTGGGGAATTTTTACCTTTAATAATATCATGGATAACTTTTAATTTACTTTTCATTTTATGTACCCTTAAATGTAGACATGACTGCAGAACCCACAATGTTTCTTACAGAAGAAAAGGGATTGTGAGCAGTCTTAGCTTCTCTATTATAGGCGGCTTCCCGTTCACAACCATCTCGAATATTATCCGGCCAATCCAGTTGTTTGCGACAGAAGCAGTCCGAATCGTCACATGAATTTTTGTATACGTCATTAGATTCTTTATTATAAAAATCTTCTAAGCCAGACATGTAACTATTTATTTCATCTAAAGATATATCTGTAATGCTATCTACACCAGCTACTGTACAGAGATACTCTGATATGTTGTAGCTTATTTCATCATGACTTAAATATGGTTTATGATTTCCCATCGTCTTTTCCTTTCTTTAAACTCCACCAGTTCTGGGCGCAATAATCCTTACATGCAGTAAATAAATCCAAAGAAGTTACATCTTCTTCATCAAATATTTTTCTTGCCAAGATTTGACCAACATATTCTGCCGCACTGGGTGGATGCCCAGCTTTAATAAGTTCTTCATAGACTGTATCGTAAATATTTTCTAATATTTCGTCGTTATGTATGTTGCTCATTTGCTATTTTTCCTTTTGATATTATATTCCAGAACTCTTTTATATCTTTGGAAGATGTAGGATTTAGACCACGCTCTAACATGTCAACCCTTACTTCATCTTCCATAGTTAGTAATCCCTTTTTATCAAGGACATCTTCTCTTATAGCTCTGAAGTTATATATCTCTACCATTTTATAATACTCCACTCAGAAACAAATCAACAATTAATAGTACTGCAGTTGTAATAAGAATTGTTTCAATCATCTTGCGCTCCTAATCTCAATGTTAGAGGAAATATAAAAATCTCTTTCCACGAAGCCCCTAACCTCGTCACGCAAGTCTGACTGTTCATATAAATCTTTGGCGGTGGCGAAGCTACTGTAACTTGTTGTATTGTTA